CGGCAAGCCTGTAACGTCAATTTCTATCAATAAGAAATGCGCCGACAGTCTGTCTCGCGTATTTGATGCCATTTGGGCTGCGGCAGGAAAAGACCAAAAGACAATCGACAATTGGGGCGTTTCTGTCTTTTCTGGGTCATACAACTATCGTGTTATGCGCGGGGGCGCTGTGTTGAGTATGCACGCCTATGGCTGTGCAATTGATCTAGATGCTCCCAGAAACTTCTTTCACGACCAAGATCCCCACTTTGCTCACGTCCCACAAGTCGTAAAAGCCTTCAAGGATGAGGGCTGGGTATGGGGTGGAGATTGGTCGGGGCGAAGTAAGGACGGGATGCATTTCAAGCAGCCCGTGTAGGTTAGTCCTACAGCTACACGGGCCAAAGGTAGGAAAATCAATACCAACGGGCAGTAAGCCCGTTGCGTATCCTTAAAACTCTTGTGATGCTTACGTTGTATTTTTCTGCAACTTGTTTCAGTGATCCTTCTTCTTTTTTTATAGAATTAAATTCTTTCTCAGATATTTTTCTTCCGACCCTTGAGTGTTTATTTTTTCCTAATTCTCTTGAATTGTGAATTTGATTTGTTCTTCTATCGCACCATTCTAGATTATCGACATTATTATTATGCTTATTCCCATCCTTATGATTTACTTCTGGAAGTTTATTAGGATTAGGGATAAAATGTGTTGCCACAAGAATGTGGACATAAAAGTTTATTTTGTTTAGTCTAAGTTGCAAATAGCCTCCGGAATGAGGCTGAGGCGATCTCATGCTTGGCGGAGCGTATCTTTTGGTTTTTCCAAATTTTCTCCATCCACCAATAAATCTGACTTCGCCAGAAGTAGATACTTCATATGAAGGATGATCAGATATTTCTTTCCAGATTGTCATGCGGAGCTCCTATTGCTGCAATGCATACCATCTGTAGTTAAGAATATCAATAACTAAGAGGAGAGAATGATGGGTAGCCTTATTCAAACATACTTTGTAGCAAACTGGAAAACGACTGCGTCTGGCGTTCTGTTGGGCCTCCTTGTTGTTCTGCACTACTTTGGCATCAACATACCCGGCGTTGTTATTCCGTCAGACGTCGGCTCTCAGATTGCTATGGTCCTTGCGGCTATTGGCCTTATCTCGGCTAAAGACGCTTCAACGGTCGGCGTCCCCGGTAAATGAGTGCCGCGTTAATATCCGCAATTGTAAGCCTCCTTGGCGGCTTTATGTCTGCGGTTGTTAACTTTTTTAACTGGCTGCACGAGCAACAGCTTGTGCAGTCAGGTATTGCACAGGCTCAATTAGAAAGCATGAAGGCGCAAGCCAATGAAGCTCAACTTGCTATCGCTGCCCGCGAAGCTGTTCGCGCTGATGTTGCCTCTAAGCCTGACAGCGTGCCAGTCAACGACCCTTTCATCCGAGACTGACCACGTATCATTCTGCCAAGCCGCGAGGGCGATATATTATTCGCGGCATGATACGGCCCCTACGATTGCTCAAATACGTGAGCATAACGCGGTCGGGGTCGCACTCAAATGTGGTTGGCTTCGCAAATGATAACCGCCCGTGATGTTGAGCAAGTCCTCAAAAAGCACAAACAACCATCTGGGCGGTATCATATTAGTAAAGCGGCAAAAGAGTTAGGCATAGACCGCCATCGCCTTCGCTATTTAATGTTAAAATATAACAAATTTGAACAGCCAAAACTTCCTCATCGCACGCGTCAAATTGATGAATTAATTCGTGATCGTTTATCGGAAAGCGAACGGATTATTAACGCCGATGAAGCAAGAGATCTAATTAAAGTAAAAATTAATATCGACGGACCCGTAGCTCTGTTATGTATGGGTGATCCGCATATTGACGATCCGGGGTGCGCTTTTGCGTTACTTAAGTCTCATCTTGAGCTGGCTGCTAGTCACCCTTTTGTGCTGCCATGTAATATTGGAGACTTGGCGAACAACTGGGTCGGGCGCCTCGCTCGGCTGTATGCTGACCAATCCATCACCGCTAGGGAATCTTGGACGCTCGTTGAATGGATGGTCAAGTCGGTCCAATGGCTATTTATTCTGGCCGGAAATCATGACCTATGGACGGGGTCAGGAGATCCTGTTTCGTGGTTCGCGAAGCAAGCAGGGTCCATGTATGAAGAGCATGGCGTAAGGCTGGCGCTACAGCATCCAGACGGCTCAGAAACGCGCGTTCATGCACGCCATGACTTTCCAGGCCACTCGATCTGGAACTCCATGCACGGTCCAAAGCGTGAGGCTATTGCCGGATTCCGTGACCATCTTCTTATTGCAGGTCATAAGCACATCGGCGGCGATGAGGGCATGATAACGCCAGACGGCACCGCCGCTCAACTTGTCCGGGTGTCAGGGTATAAGGTGGCCGATACCTACGCTAAGTCATTAGGTCTTAAAAAGATGCCCATGCACCCGGCAGCTTTAATAATTATAGACCCTAGAGAAGCTGGCACGTCACGCGGGCGCGTGTTCTGCGCGCCAACAATTGACAAGGGTGTCTTAATATTAGACGCGCTCCGTAGAGAATATGATGCTTCTAAAAAAAGGAAGAAATCATGACGGAAGACGACGAAGATCTATATGACGGCCCGGATATTATTGAGGAAGCTGAATTAGATCCGGTAGCCGCGCGTTGTAACTCGTTTACAAAACTCCTTGCATATACCGCGCATATTAAGGATGACGATCTACGCAAGGAAGCTATTTTAATGTTAGCCGCTGTGCGACGTAGTTTTAAGACTCTGCCGACCGGGGAGCTTGCACAGTTTCCAAATGTGAAAGGTCAAGCTTAGTATTCAGCTTAGTGACAACTGCTGCCCTAAAATCGCGCTTGCGCTTATAGTCAATATCAGCGCCAGCGTTTGATTTTTGATCTTCGTAATCTTTGGCAAACATCGTCGCAAACGCCTCATAATTCATGGCGTCTAGGCGGCTGTCTGTATGCGTTGGGTTAGCAAAGTTACGCGCGTTTTTGACGCACACCATTATGACTGCCACTTCATAAGGATGTATATCACGACCGAGACGCAAAGAAGCAAGATCTGCAATGAGCTGGAAGTTATTTTCAATTCCCCCGTAATCAGCGCCGCGCTCTCCGATTAAGTCGCTGGCTTGTTTCAGTAGATCGTGTGGATTCATTTTCTATTCCCCTTAACAATTCAGTCCGTTCACGCGTCGCTCGCAGCGTTGTATACCGCTGGTGTAGACGTATGAGTATTGTGGACCGCCGAGCGTTATGGCGCTCGTCCTCCAAGAGGTCCAATACCTCTTGTTCTGTGAAGCCTGCGATGGCCTGGTTAATTTCGCGCCAATTCATCTAGGGCTAACTCCGCTAAAGATTTCTTGTCATATAAACTGGCAAATATGCGTTCGTCAATAGTTTTATTACAGAGGATAACGTAACACCATACGTCTTTGGTCTGGCCTGACCGATGCAAACGTCCGATTGTTTGTTCATATAATTCTAATGACCAAGGCATTGACAGAAAAACGATCTTGTTGCCGCCAAACTGTAGGTTCAATCCATGCCCGGCGCTTTTGGGATGTATAGCTAAGATTTCTATTTCGCCTTTATTCCACCGCTCGACGGCGTCAGGCGCATCTATAGTTTGCATTTGCGGGTATCGGCGTTGTATCTCGGCTAGTTCTTCTTTGTAGTTGTAGACGATGATCGTATTGTCTCGCTGATTTTCAGATAGAATTTCGCCCAAAACATCAAATTTGTGGTAGGAGATCCATTCAGGACCGTTGGGTCCGTAGACAAACCCGCCCGCAAGCTGTTGTAACTTATTCGTGACAGCAGCAGCGGTCGCAGCGGTGATCGTTTGACTAAGCTCAAGAACAAACTCCTTTTTCATAGTCTCATATGATTTTCTATCCGGCATATCAACCGACATTCTGACAGTATGCAGCGGCGGTAACTTATCTCTATACTCGCCAGGCTCTAGCACATACGTCCAAGGTTTTATTTGCTTCATCACGTAATCAAGCGACTGAGGCAGCGGTTCCCATTGACCATACTCGCGGTTAATACAACGAAAGTATTGTTGCATAAACGCTCCCTTAGACCGTCCTAAGATCGCTTTATGGATCACTTTGCATTGACCAAATACATCCTCAAGACCGTTTGACGTAAAAGAGCCTGTTAATCCCCAACGAATATCAAACTTGTCAAGCATTTTTTCTAAAATTTTAAAGCGTTTGCCGCTTGGATTTTTAAGCCGCGTTAACTCGTCAAATACAATGCCGTCAAAGTTGCCCGCGATCGAAGCGATATTATCGTAATTTGTAACGACAATATCTGCGTCAGAGTCCATTGCTGCTTTGCGTTGTGCTGGCGTTCCGACAGCTATAGCGATCTCAAACTCCGGGCACCATTTAAAGCCTTCTTGTTTCCATACGTCAGTGCAGACGCGCTTGGGCGCTAACACAAGCCAGCGATCTACAAAGCCGCTACGAAGCATTTCAGTCATTGCTGTCAGCGTTATCGCTGTTTTACCCGCGCCGACCGGCGCTAGGATCATGGCTCTGTCGTGGGCGTAGAGAAAGTCGGCGGCTTCGTGTTGATACGGTCGTAGCTCCATCGGTCTATTTGCTCCCTATTCCATAGACACGCATATTTTTGATTTAGCTTTGCCATGTCAGCGGCAAATATTTTTTGCAGTGACGACAGTTTGCCACCGTCTTTTTTTATCTCTACAAACCATGTTTCGCCGTTAGGTAAACATGCAATTCTATCCGCGACGCCGCGATTAGACATTGAATTAAATTTAAAGGCTACCCCGCCAAGTGATTGAACTGACTTAACAAAGTAGCGTTCAATGTCTTTTTCTAAATCTGTCATAAGAATTGTATTGACATGTCTGTAAAGAAAAGTCTAGTATTACATCATCGAAAGGTAAAGTAAAATGAGCCAAAGAGACAGTGGATACATTCGCGTTGCGTTCGATCAATATGAAACGCCTGAATGGGTTACAAGAGCATTATTGCCTTACATACCCAAAGATTCATTGATATGGGAACCAGCGTGCGGATCAGGCAAAATGGCGCGGGTGTTAAACGCTGACTATATGTCTGACATACAAACAGGGACGGATTTCTTAGCCCAAACCTATTTAGACGCTTCGGGTATAAACGCTATTATAACAAATCCACCCTATACGAAAGCAACAGAATTTATAGAGCGCGCATTAGATTTTATGGACGATAGTGGTTTTGTTGCTATGCTGTTAAGAACTGATTTTGATCACGCTAAATCACGACGACATTTGTTTGCCGATCATAAGGCGTATAAGAAAAAACTTGTATTAACTAAGCGTATTCAATGGTTTGAAGATAGCAAATCATCACCATCTTTTAATCATGCGTGGTTTATCTGGGACTGGCGCAATAAAAAAGCGCCGACCATATCGTATCATTTTGAGGATTGATTTTATGTCACATAGCGATATTGTCGGCGGATCGACCGCCAAGCGTGTCATTAATTGTCCCGGCAGCGTTAAATTATGCCAGCAGGTTCCTCCAAGACCCTCGTCAAAATACGCTGAAGAAGGCACGCTTTTACATGAAGCCATCCATCAGATACTCTCTAATCGTGCATCTACGGATGACTTTGGTCTTGGCGATGATCTCATTGATCGTAAGCTGCGCCCTGCTCTTGAAGCATTAGCTGAGATTGACCCTGACGCTCAGTTAGAGTTTGTAACAGAACTCCGCGTTCATTTTGGAGGATTTTTAGCAAATGTATTTGGCTCCTGTGACCTCATTGGTCGTATTCGGAATCGTGCAATTGTTCTTGATTGGAAGTTTGGTGATGGGGTGGCGGTGGATGCTGTCGAGAACCATCAGCTTATGTTTTATGCCGCTGCGGCTATGCGGACTGAAGAAGCCCGCTGGGCGTTTGAGGGC